GATCAAAAGCATCTTGAGTTTTAGAAGTCTCATCAGCATCATCACCACCACATTCAGTATTGTCTTGACTAGACGATTGGGAAGGTTCTGATGGATCACTATCAAATTCTTGCTCCTCCTCAATAGTCTCACCCTCATTAGAAGTGCTACTACCCCCGCCTGGGGTGGTTTGATTTTGCGGTAGATTGATCTCAATCGGTTGTTCTTGTTGTTTCTCTTTCTTGCTGAACTCATAAACATCCACAGCAATCTGGAGAACCTCGGCAAAGGTCTCTGCTTTATCAGTACGAGTGACAAATACCTTCTCATCCTCAACAAAAGGAATGAGAGCACTCGCGCCGATCTTGAAATAAAGATTGATGCGGTCAATCAAATTATAGGTGCTAAGGTCTTCATTAGCAATATTAAAAAAGTCTTGAGCATTCAGTTCAGTATAAGCACCAGCAAAAGACTTACGCAAACCAGGATACTTACGCTTCATTAACTTCTCAATACGAGCATCTTCAATCACATTGATAAAATCTTTAGGACAAGATGCTGCCTCACGCCAATCTTCGTTGGGGGTGAAGAGAGCATGTCCTACCTCGTGACCCACTAGCATGTCATATACGACGCTAGAAGCACGATCCCAGTTTGGGAGGGTAAGGACGCGGCGATCAACATCAAACGATGCTGTAGGGACGCTACGATGCTCTACAACGAGGTTTTCTGTAGCGAGTAGGCGAGCGAGGTTACCTTTAATCTCTTGACTGGACATCTGTTTTGTTTGCTGATGGGATTAGCATAGCAAAATCGGGCGGTCAACCGACCAACCCGTGTGACACTTCGTTGACTGTCTCATTGATAATAGAAAAGTTCTTTTCTTTTTCAACAGTAAGGGTTCTATCAAACTTATCATCCATATTTGCCTTATGACTGATGATGAATACATTTGTATTTTCATCAAAATTACGCAAGATCCAACCAAGATCAGATGTTCCAGATTGATCAAGTGACCCGTCAAAGATTTCATCTAGAATTAGAAGATTAGTATCCACGCTATTCTTAAGCTTAGCAATAGAACGCCAAGTAAGCAACAGAGAGATATCAATACGAGCTTTTTCTCCTTCGGAAAAAGATTCGTATGAGAATACATCCCTGTATCTAGATTTAATTGTTTCTTCAAAGTTTTCGTCAAGAGTAAAATTAACATAAAAATCCATACTTTGAAGATACTGATTAATCAGTTTATTCATTGTAGGGAGATAGGTTTTGATAATTCTAGTCTTAATTCCAGAATCTTTTAGCAAAAACGTAGCAGCTTGTAATACATCACGATCTTTTTTTGTTTCACTAGAAGTATTTTTAATATCTTTTTTTTCAGAAATAAGTTGTTCTAATTTATTAAACTCAATATTTTTATCTGGATTTTGTTCTTCTAAGTATTTAATTTCGGTTTCTACATCACTAATCCTTTTTCTTATTTCACAAATTTTATAATTTGCCTGAGTAATTGTAGAATTTAATTCTAAAATTATTTGAGATAAACGTACAAATTCATTTTCACGCTCCTCTTCTTTAGCAATAGCATCCAGCAAATCTTCTAATCCAGTTTGTAAATGATTGAGTTCTCCTTGACCTTCGGAAATTTTATTCATTCTAAAATTATGACTCAGATCTTGAGTGCAAGTTGGGCATACATGATTTTCACTAAAGAATTGATGTTCTTTTTGACATACCAAAAGTTTTGATTGGATTTTAAAAAGAAATGTATTCAACTTTTTAAGTTTGGAAGAAGAATTAGACAACTTTTCCATCTCATTAGAGTGTTTTTTTATTTCAGTTGTCAGTCTTTCAATTTCATGATGATTATTATTTTCATCTTCTAATAAATGAACAATATTATTTTGTTTACGAACAACTTCTTCTTTTGTTTTTTTCTGCAATTCAAGCATATACTTTTTTTGAAGATCAATTTTTTCTTCAATCAAATGAAATTTATAAGTCAAGTCTCTTAAGTCATCTGTATTTTCTCTGATCTTATCTTTGAGCAATTGATTCATAACAGAAAATACTTGGATGTCAAGTATGTCCTCAATAATTTCCCGACGTTGTGCGACAGGCAAACGCATGAAAGGAATAAAAGTACTAGATCCCAGAACGACAATTTGAGTAAAAGACTTATAGTTCATCTTTAAAACGTTTTGTTCAAAGTTTTTTTGTTGATCAATAACTGTACTTTCTTGATTCCATAATTGATTATTACAATAGATTTCAAACTTTGCTGGTTTAATTCCACGAATTACTTTGTATTCATTACTGCCAATAGAAAATTCTATTTCAACAATACAATCTTTTTCATTGATGCTATTCACCAGCATCGGTTTATTAATTTTACGAAATGGTTTAGCAAATAAAGAAAAAGTCAGTGCATCTAGGATAGTTGATTTACCTGCACCATTAGTTCCAACAATTAAATTTGTTTTAGATCCTCTCAAATTAACTTCCGAAAACACATTACCAGTGCTTAAAAAGTTTTTCCAACGAAGTTTTTTAAAAATAATCATAGTTCAAATAAAGTGTCTGGAGGAATAATAAAATCGTCAGATGTAATAATAGAGTATTTTTGACCTTGAGTTCTACATGCAAAAATAATTGAGTCAGATTCAACTTCAAGCACTTCTAGATCTGGTGTTTCATCGGATTCTTCGAGTTGAAAAAGGTAACGCATTGCGTCATCTTCTTCTTCAAACAATGGAATAATTCTTTCTTCGCCCTCGTTGTAGACGGAAAATATACCAGAGGGCATATCTTTAAGTGCGATTACGTACATGTGATTATACTACTTCACATGATTCTATGTAGAGAGATTGCATTAAACGTTTAAGATCGGTTTTATCTACTTGAACGTCAATTTCATCAATGTACTCTCCCAATAAAGTGAGAGTATCTTTGACATTCAATTCTACATCATCATCAATCGTTGTGTCAACTAATTTTTCAACAATTTTAACATCATATGCACCAGAGTGATATAGTTTGTCAATAAGATTTTCAAATTGTGTGTAATCTCTTTTTTCTTCCACAACAACTTTAACATAAGTATCTTTAAATTGTTCTGTATCGTACTGAGAGTAATCGTTTTCAAGATCATTATAGAATACCTTTGTAAAAATTTCATATGGATTAGGAATATACTTAAGTTTATCAGTCTCAGTATCGTAGATATGAAATCCACGAGAATCCTTATAATCGTTCCAAAACATTTGATATGGATTACCAAGATATTGAATATTCCCTTTTTTTGAACGGTGATGAAAATGCCCAGACCACACACGTTTAAATCTATGGAACAAATTTGGATCCATTCCATGATCCATTTTCATTCCAGGCGTTATTTCAAATCCGGTTAATTCTAGATGACCACAAAGATTATCAGCATCACTCGTCTCAAGTAACTTCAATACATCGTCACGGTTCTCTGAGTTGATCCAAGGCAACATCAAAAACTTTTTGCTTCCTAGTTTAATATGCTTTGGTGAAGCATAAACATTAATATTTGGATATTGTTTAAGTAAGAGTTCCGGTGAATTAATACGATTAGTATTCTTGTAATAAGTGCAATGATTACCAAGAAGCATATGAACATCAAAACTTTTAAGTTTTTCAAAGTAGTTATCTGTGACACGATTAAACGTGTTGTAGTCAATTGATTTGCGATTATCAAATGTATCCCCAAGATCAATAATTGTAGAGATTTTTTCTTTTTCTAGCGTAGGAAAAAATACGTTATCATAAAATTTTTGGAAGTAATTCCAAAATGCTAGAGATCCTTTACGACCATCAAGATGCTGGTCTGTGATTAGTGCAATCTTCATAATTTTTCTTCAGCGTTTCCATTGCATTGAATAGTTTGTTCAGGGAACCCTTCTTGTTTTGCTTGTAGATACCAACGGGTTGCAGAGATAAGGTGTTCCTTACTAAGTGCGGTGAGGATCCCCGCACCATCTTTACTGTAGCTAGACCAAGTTCCAAATGGTTTCTGTTGGACTCGGAAAATATTATCAATCCATTCATAGTCGCTCATCTGTTCATTCTAATTTCAATATTTTCTTTGATACTTCCGAGATCAGACACAGAAATATTCATTCCTTGCATAGAACCTTCATAAGTATCGGTGTGCATAACTTCGTCATATCCAGATCTTTCTAAAATTTTATTTTTAATTTCCATTTGTTTCTTTTCTTTCTGAATACGACGAAGGAATGCGTAGTAAATAATCTGTGTGAAATAAGCAAATGGGTTGGAAGATTTTTCTGGATCAAAATTGTCAATATACTGTAAACAATTTTCGATACCATCACAGATCATATCTTCCCTAAACATGTAATTGACAAAGTTAGGTTTATAAGATAGGTGTGTAGCAATCTTCAAGAAGCACTCACCCAGATAATTAGTCACACGAGGTCGCGGTTTACCAGAATTTTTAGCTGCAATCACTTTATTGCGATATACCGAAATTGCTTCCAGAAATTCTTTATTATTGACGTAGTATTCTGTCTTTTTTTTCATCAAAATGGTTACGCTTTTCGTTAGTACTATTTTAATTTACAAACACATTTCTGTCAACTCTTGACAAAACTCTAAAAATTTAGTACAATAACTCTGTTAGGGGTTCAAGGGATATTGAGCTTTTAACTTCTTTTAAATATTTGTTCTAGGTAATCTTTAGTTTCTTTAACTGATCCTAGATGTCCCATAGTACGTGAAAACTTTTTTGGTTCAAAAGCTTCTTTAAACGAAGTTAATTGAGTGATATGTTTTTCAACTGATTCATTATAGAATTTTTCAATTCTTGAATCTTCAACTTCTGTCATGGTAATGACATGTTGTTTTGGTAAAATAAACATATGATCAAAAGTTGAATGAATCCATTCAGATAAAGAAAATCCGTTGATTCTAACATTCTTTTTTTGTTGATCTATGTGTGTAACTTCTAAAGGATTTTCTAAAATGAAACTGTCTTCATCTGGCATGTAACAAACTTTAGAAATAAGTTCTTCTCCAGTTACTAACTTTAGCGTTGCTAAAAACTCTTCTTCCATATTTCAATTTGCTCGTAGATTTATTTTTATAACTTCATATTTAAAATTTTCTTCATTATAGATATTGACTCTTTCGTTCAAATGTTTCAGTGTATAATTTTGTCCACCTATATCATCAGCTATATCATATAATGTTGCGATGTCCTTTCCTTCACCTTTGCGTAGGACCCTTCCAATGGACTGCAAGTTACGAATGCGAGACTTGCTGGGCGAAGCAAATATAATATTGTGTAGTCTTTTTATGTTTATACCAGTAGAGAACGTTCCATATGAAGCAATAATTACAGCGTTGTTTTCAGTTTCCGTAATCTGCCTAACCTCTTCTCTATCTTCAACATCAGTACCACCATGAACGAAAAATATTTTTCGTCCTGGATCTATAATGCTATTTATCAATTCATAAAGTGGTTCACCGTGCTTCTCAACATAGTTGAATAACACAAGTGTATTACCATCAATATCTCTGACAAGATTTTTAATTAGATTATTTCTTCCACGATGATCAATTAGATACTGAATTTCATCATGATATGTGTCAAAATATTGTGGAGCATGTTTACAAAGCAGTACCTTGATCCTAAATTTAGATAAGTAACCAGACTGAATTAGATCGTCAGTTTTTGTGACACGTTCACAGTCACCAAACAATCCTTCTAATACCCACTTGTGTGTCTTACTACCATCAAGTGTGCCAGTAAAACCAAATCTATATTTGGCATTATGAAGCT